CTGAAAATGGTAAAATTAAATCCTTGCCTAAAAAGAAAAAATAATGGCAAAGAAATTTAAAGTACACAAAATGTATAGTAAAACAGGGATAGTTAAAACTGTTAAAACAATGGCAGATCACAACAGATTAAAAAAACAAGGCTATACACATAAGAAAAAGTAATGGCAAAACAGAAACACTCAAGATTAACCAGAGCTGGTGTTTCTGGTTTTAACAAACCAAAGCGAACCCCTAACCACGCTAAGAAGTCACATATTGTAGTGGCAAAAGTAGGTGATAAAATCAAAACGATTAGATTTGGTCAAAAAGGAGCATCTACAGCTGGTAAGCCCAAAAAGGGGGAGTCGGCTAAAATGAAAGCTAAAAGAAAAAGTTTTAAAGCGAGACACGGAAAAAATATATCTAAAGGAAAAATGTCTGCTGCTTATTGGGCTAACAAAGTAAAATGGTAAAGAAAAAAAAATTTAAAGAAACTAAAGTAGGTAAGTTTTTAAGCGAAAAAGCTCCTCATATTTTAGACTTAGTTGGTGACGTTTTGCCTTCTCAGGGTACCCTTGGAATTGTTAAAAACCTCATTGACAAAGACGATAATATTAGTGCTGAAGATAAAAAACAATTACATAATCAACTAGTTGAAGCTTATAAAACAGAAGTAGAAGACAGGGATTCTGCTAGAAAAAGAGAAGTGGAAGTTTCTAAGTTAAAAGACTTTGATTTCATGTTTAACATTACAGGAGTTATAGGCTTGGGAGTTTTTGTTTTCATGGTTTACGCTATAATATACATTGAGGTTCCTGAAGAAAACAAACACGTATGGATTCATTTAATCGGGATTTCCGAAGGAATAGTAATGTCAATTTTTGGATATTTCTATGGAGCAACTATGAAAGCTAAAAAATAACTATCTTTGCATAATAACTTAAATTAAATTAAATGCAATTAGAAGAAAAAGAATTAACCCTATTAAGATCTTTGAATGAAAAATTTCAAAATATTAAACTTCAATTAGGAGAAATTGAAATTCAAAAAGGATCATTACTTACTCAGGTCCCCACTTTAAGGTCTGAGTTTGAGAATTTAGAAAAAGAATTAGTTAAGAAATATGGATCTGACACTTCTATTAATCTAGAGACGGGTCTTATAACAAAAAAATAAAATGTCAAAAATAAGTAACACTACCAATTACCCACAGCAGTCTCCTGTTGCAAGCGCAGATTTTCTAATTGGAACAGACGCAGTTACGTCTAAAACAAAAACCTTTACTGTTCAGTCTTTGGCAGATTTTATTGATGGTCAGGTTACTTTAGCTGAAGTATTGGCAGCTGGAAACACAGATGGTGGTTTAGGTATGTCAGTTACAGGTGCTTCTAGCTTTGGAAATTTAACACTTACAGGAACACTAACCGCAGGTGGCGGAGTAGGAACAGCTGGACAAGTTCTTTCATCAACTGGAGCAGGCATTGAGTGGTCAGCGCCAACCATTAGCGGTGTGCAATATAAAATACCTTTTTTCAATACAACCAGTACCTTAGGGGATTCAATGATATCTCAGGATTCTGGGTCTAATATTTTAACTATATCTCCAGCTGGAGCACAAGCTCAAGTAATTATTCCTATGTATAATGACGCAACAAACGGAATAAAACTTTTAGGAGGGGCAAACGCCTCAGTAAATAGACCCACCATTAGCCCCGTAAGCGCAACTGGAGACGTTAGGTTCGGTGATCAAGGAAGTGGACAAGTTTTTGATTTTCAACAAAACAAAATAGCTTTTGATACTGACGCTACTAACACTTTTATAAAAGCAGACAACAATGATCCAGAAAGCTTAGAGATTCACGCAGATAATGATGTAGATTTAAGAGCTGATAGACACGTTATAATAAATGGAACAGTTCCCGCAACAGCTAGTTCATCAGGGGTAAGAGGAGCTGTAATATATGATAATGATTATATATATATATGTGTTCAAACAAACACTTGGAAAAGAGCAGCGATTAGTGGTTGGTAAAATTAAATTAAATTAAATGAAATGGATGTTAGAAAAATATCAATTGGTCCAGACTACAAGTCTGGAGCTATGCATTATATTATTGGTCAAGACGTATTAGGGGGTAATTACTCTATCCATAATATTGAGGTTGCTGGAGAAGATGGTAGCATAAAAATATGGATCATTAAGAAAAATGAAATATACTTGTGGAAAAGTTTTAATTCTACTATTCCAGTTTCTGTTGAGTATAATATAAATTTTTAAAATGCAATCACCCTTTGCTTTTATAGTCACCCCTTTGCAAAATAAAAGGTATGACAACACAATAGACGTGGGTAGTGTTGAATTTATTACATCAACATCTAAGGAAGACGCATCTGTTTCTAACAGGTTTGCACTTGTGGTGGAAGTGCCTTTAGGGTATAAAGGTCCCATACAAAAGGAAGATATCCTTGTTGTTCATCATAATGTTTTTAAGTACTATAACGACATGGCTGGTAGAGAAAAAAGTGGTCGAAGCTTTTTAAAAGATGATACTTTTTTTGTAGAACAAGATCAATTTTTTATGTATAATCATAAAGGCAAGTGGCTGCCTCACTTAAATTACTGCTTTGTTAAGCCTGTAGAAAGAGAAAAATCTAGTATATTTAAGCTAGGAACCTACGAGCCTTTAACTGGTTACTTAAAGTATATAAACAAAAGTTTAAAAGATTCTGGGCTAAAAGAGGGAGACAAAGTAGGGTTTCTTCCGAATAGTGAATATAAATTTACTATTGATGGAGAGTTGTTGTATAGAATGAAAACAAGTGATATAGCCATAAAACTATGAAAATAGATTTTGAATATTTAATTAACAAAGCTTCTTTTGTGAAGGGAGAAAAAGTATTGGTTTCGGATGTAAAAAAACTTTGTAACCAAACCCCAAACGACAAAGAGCTTGGTATGAAACTTAGGGCTATGTCTAAAAAATTTATAACCGCTAGTGAAAGAAGTTTAAATTCTGCAGCAGCTAAATCAGAGAACAAATGGACAACAGGGAAATGAAACTTCAGATAATTGAGGCAGGAAAATCAGCTGTTTCTCAATTAGTAAAAGTAGCAAAAGAAAAAATAATTAAACCCGATCCAGAAGATGAATTGGCAGCAGATAGATTAAAGAATGCAGCAGCCACTAAAAAACTAGCAATATTTGATGCTTTTGAAATATTAACTAGAATTGAGGCGGAAGAAGAAGCTTTAAATAGTGTCAACGTACAGTCAACTAATCAAGGATTTGCAGAAAGAAGGTCAAAATAGAATATATAAAGTTTTAATAGATTTAATTCCTAAGTCTGTCATTACCAATAAAAATAAAGGTAAAAGCTGGAAATATGGATATAATGAAAAGTATGACATTGTAGTTATTTCTAGAGATGGAACTATTGGAGATATATATGAAATTCAAGGATTAAAGATTGCCATTCCTTATACTCCTAAAAATGTTTATAAAAGATCTGAAGATAAACATGATCAAAAATGGATTAGAGAAAATGAACCAAAAGATTTAAAAAAAATAAAATCTATATTTCAATGGAATGAAAAACCTTCTCAGTTTAAAGATGTTTGGGTTGATTATATTGAATCAGAGTTTGACAAAAGAGAAGATGGATATTGGTTTTATAGTAATGGTATTAAAACTTATATTACGGGAACTCATTACATTTATCTTCAATGGACCAAAATAGATATAGGGTATCCTGACTTTAGAGAAGCAAATAGAATATTTTTTATTTTTTGGGAAGCATGCAAAGCAGATTCAAGGTGTTTTGGAATGTGTTATTTAAAAATAAGAAGATCGGGGTTTTCTTTTATGGGGTCTGGAGAAAGTGTAAACTCAGGGACAATGTCTAAAGATGCAAGAATAGGAATATTGTCAAAAACAGGAAGTGATGCTAAAAAATTATTTACAGATAAGGTGGTTCCAATATCAAACAATTACCCTTTCTTTTTTAAACCGATCCAAGATGGTATGGATAAGCCTAAAACTGAATTAGCTTATAGAGTTCCTGCAAGTAAAATAACCAAAAAAAATATGTATATAGATGATGACTCTGATTTAGAAGGGTTAGATACTACTATTGATTGGAAAAACACTGCAGACAATAGTTATGATGGGGAAAAGCTTCAGTTATTACTACACGATGAAAGCGGTAAATGGGATAAACCAGATAATATATTAAACAATTGGAGGGTAACAAAAACTTGTTTAAGATTAGGTAGTAAAATTATCGGCAAGTGTATGATGGGGTCTACTTCTAATGCTTTAGATAAAGGTGGCAATAACTTTAAAAAATTGTATTACGATTCTGACGTTAAAAATAGAAATGCCAATGGTCAAACAAAATCTGGATTATACTCTTTATTTATTCCAATGGAATGGAATTTTGAGGGATATATAGATAAGTTTGGTATGCCTGTATTTAGAACTCCCAAGTATTCCTTGGAGGGTATTGATGGAGAAATGATAAAAATAGGAGCTATTGATTACTGGGAAAACGAAGTTTCTTCTTTAAAATCTGACCCCGATGCATTAAATGAGTTTTATAGACAATTCCCCAGAACTGAATCTCATGCATTTAGAGATGAAAGTAAAGAGTCATTGTTTAATTTAACTAAAATATACCAGCAGATTGACTACAATGATTCTTTAATTAAGCAGCAGTATTTGACAAGAGGTAGCTTTCATTGGAGAGATGGAAAAAAAGATAGTGAAGTAATATGGACCCCAGACAATAGGGGTAGGTTTTTAGTTTCTTGGATCCCTTCTTTTCCTCTTCAAAATAACGTAATTAATAAAGGAGGGGTTCTTCATCCTGGTAATGACCATGTTGGATCATTTGGATGTGATAGTTATGATATATCAGGGACCGTAGGTGGTGGAGGATCTAACGGTGCATTGCATGGGTTAACTAAATTCAATATGGATGACGCACCTAGTAATGAGTTTTTTTTAGAATATGTAGCACGACCTCAAACAGCAGAAATATTTTTTGAAGAAGTTCTTATGGCATGTATATTTTATGGGATGCCTATACTATGTGAGAACAATAAACCAAGGTTATTGTATCACTTTAAAAACAGAGGGTACAGGAAGTTTTCTTTAAATAGACCAGATAAGCATTTTAATAAATTATCTAAAACAGAAAAAGAATTAGGTGGTATTCCAAACTCTTCTGAAGATGTTAAGCAAGCACACGCTACCGCTATAGAAAGCTATATAGAAAAGTAT